AAATATCCTGAGTTTTCCGACATCGTAAGAACTTTAATGACACATCAAGGCAGAAAACTTATGAATGGCTCGCTTAGTGGAGAGTTCAGAGAGAGGACTGCAACCCTAGCATTAAGCTCAAATCATGGCTTAGTTGCTAAGACACAAACAGATATAACATCGAGTGACGAGACTATGAAGCCGCCAACTATTATTCAATTAGTAGCTAAGGTTAATGAGTAAGGTAGCTGTAGTAGAAGAAGAAGTAGTTAAACAAGAGATAGAACTCCCACCTAAACTCGTGCCAGTCTTTGAAGGTGAGGCAAGAATTAGAGCCAGCTATGGTTCAAGAGGTTCAGGTAAGACAAGAAGCTTTGCATTAATGAGCGCTGTCTTTGGTTATCGTTGGGGTAGTTCAGGCATTAGTGGCACAATACTGTGTGGTCGTGAGTTTATGAACTCGCTTACTGAATCATCCCTAGAAGAAATTAAAGCGGCTATTAGGTCAATTCCTTGGTTAGAGGATTACTATGAGATAGGTGACAAATACATCAAGAGCCATGACGGACGGATTACATACACGTTTGCTGGTCTTAGACGTTCACTAGACTCAATTAAATCAAAGTCTCGCATACTATTAGCTTGGGTAGATGAAGCAGAGAATGTAAGTGGTAGAGCTTGGGATGTCTTACTACCCAGTATTCGAGAAGAAGATAAATCTGTAGGTTTTAGCTCAGAGGTATGGGTAACGTGGAATCCGGAGTCAAAGTATTCAGCTACTCATGAAAGATTTAGAGCATCCTTTCCTAGCAACTGTAAGATAGTCCAGTTAAATTACACAGACAATCCATGGTTTCCAAAAGTATTAGATGACCAACGAATAGAAGACAAAGAGAAAAGACCGGATATGTATGAGCATATTTGGGAGGGCGGTTTCTTAGTATATTCAGAAGGCAGTTACTACAGCTCAGAAATGAGAAGAGCTAAGGATGAAGATAGAATTGGTAAGGTTAGATATGACAGAGCCAAAGGAGTAGTTACAAGCTGGGATTTAGGTATTGGAGATAGCACGTCAATCGTATTCTCACAGTTTATTGGTACTGAGATTCACATCATTGACTATTATGAGGCATCAGGTGCTGGACTAGAGCATTACGCTAAGGTGTTACAAGACAAAGGATACGTTTATGACCAGCATGTATTCCCACATGACGTTAGAGTTAGAGAACTTGGAACAGGTAAGAGTCGTATCGAGACATTAGAGTCATTAGGCATTAGAGATATAGAGATAGCACCTTCATTGTTAATAGATGATGGCATACAAAAGGTTAGAGAGATGTTAGACAAGTGTTTCTTTGATGAGACAAAGTGTGAGAAGCTGATAGATGCTTTGTTAAATTACTCACGCGATTGGGATGATAATGGTAAAACGTGGAGAATGAGACCAAGGCACGATTGGAGTTCACATGCGGCAGATTCAATGAGGTATCTTGCTATTGGATACACGCCATACAACGAGTCTTGGGATAAACCTATTAGAAGAAACTTACAGGGAATAGTTTAATGAGTGGATTAGGCAACGTTTGGGAAGTAGCAAAAGGTGGCATATTAGATTTCTTTGGCGATGAAAAACAAGAAGCTGAGTTAGGCGCTGACATTAACTATGGTCTGTTAGCTAATAATTTTAGACCTGACATGAAAGAATCTGCTGTAGAAATGAAGACAATGCTTGACAATCCTGTTGAAACTGGAAAAGCTGTAGTTGATTTAGTTGGAGGAGCTTGGCGAACTGGTCTAGGTAAAGTTATGCCTCAAGGTGTAATGGATTTATTAGAAGGTGTTGACGAATTAGTAGGGTATGACTCTAAACCTCAAAAACAAATAGCCTCAGATGCTTGGGCAGACTTAGTAGCTACGCATGGTAGTGTCGATGGCTTTAAGAAATTTGCACAAGAGAATCCATTTGAAGCGATGATTGAACTTACTGGTGCTGGATTAGTAGCTAGACAAGTAGCTAAGGTTACAGCTCCTGTTGTAATGAAAGCTATAGATGTAGCAGAGCGCAATGGATTAATGGATAAGATAAGACAGGTTGGCGCATTGCCTGTTGGAATGTCAATTAAAGACATAAACAGTATGAGTACGAAAGAGTTGAATGCTTTTATTGCAGAGTTAGATAAATACAAAAAAGATGGTGTTATACCTAATGGTATTGGATTAGATAGACTTGAAGATGATGCGTTAAAACGTGCATTAGAAACTGGTGCATTAAGACCTGATTATGTAAAAGAAGGTGAGCCATTAATAGAAAATCTAATTGACCCTTATGATGCTTTTGCAGACAGAGTAGTAGCAACTGGTATGGCTGACACTACAGCAACAGGACAGAAAACTGTAGAAGTAGCTGGACATGAAGTTGGTTTTGGTGGTGTACGTGATGATGGTGGTCAAGGGTTTGCTAACGCACCTTGGAATAAAAACAGAGCTTATGGTCAAGAAGATTTAGCGTGGGCAAATGACATCATAGCTATATCATCATTAAGAAATAATTTAATTAGTGCTGAACAATTAAAGACAGCAAACGATATTGTCAAATCAGTTGGCTTTGCACCTTGGCAAATGGGTCAGGGAGCTGTTAACTTCTCAGTACAAATGTCAGAGACAATGGTTAAAACTGCTTTAACTAATCTAAGTAAAAAAGATGTAGCAGACTTTGACAAAATGATAGCTAACCAAAAAACCTTAAAACATTTTAAAGATAAAAATGGAAAGAAGATTAAACCAAGTGAGCATGTATATACATTTCCGGATTGGCAAGGTATAGAAAAAACTGACTTAGCTACGTTAGGTGGAAGACGAAAAGATTTAATTCAGCATTTTGATACAAACTTTAGAACAGAGATTGGCTCTATGCTTGAACATCAATTAGCTAACACAGACCCTAGTCAATTGTTTACAGACAGATATTCATTGCATAATGTAATGAGTACAGACATAGCAAAAGGTGTTGTTCCATCTGGACATAAGTCATACAACATGGCAGTACCCGGAAAGTTTGAAGGAAGATTAAACCAACCAATCAACTTGCTAGATATGTTTGATATAGAACACAAAGGCGTTAAACTTACACCTGAAATTATGACTGGTTCTTTTGGAGCGCATGCAAATAAATCATTAATGGGTCGTAAAATACATCAACTTATTAAAGAAGAAGACGTAGCAAGAGCAATCAAGAAAAATGCAGACAGAGAAAAAGTTAAGAAAAACAACAAAAAGTAATGATATACTATGCCTAATTAGACAGGAGACAAGCCAATGAATTTGTCAAAGACATTTGAAGATATTATAGCTGAGATGATGGGCGGCGCTGGTGTAGCGTTAGGCGGAGATGTAAAAGGTGTCATGGAAGGTATAACATCTCAAATGAAAGAGGCTAACACACTACCTACTAAAGGTGCTACTACAGGTGTTATGTCAACTCCAATACCAAAACCTATTGATGTAATGAGAGGTGAAGATACTTTTGATTATGATTTTGAGGTAGATGGTGACACAGAAGGATATACTTTTAGTGGTGATAGTCTTACTCCTAAAGCTATACAAAACATGAGAGACATGCAAAATATTACTGCCGATGGTCAAGCAGTAAGTAATCTTGGCATGCCAGAACCTGTATTAATGCCGGGTAGAACGCCAACAATACCTGAAGGAGTTGCAACTGGTATGCATCGAATGCCTGATGGTACAATGATGAGTGACTCTGATATGAATTATGCTGGTACTGGTCAGCCTAACATGGATGCACCAGTTGTTGACCCTCAACTATTTAATAAACAATTTGCGGCATTGGGTAACCTAGAAAAATCTAGAGTAGAAGAAATTATGGCTAACATGACTGAACAACAAAAGATAGACTTTGCGGCTGGATTAACTGGAATGCCTTTAAGTAGTTTTGCTGTACAAAATGAAAACTATGGGAGTTACTAAGAATGGCTCTATCTAATTACACAGAACTTAAAGCTTCTATTGCAGACTTTTTAAACAGAGATGACCTAACGTCTGTTATACCTGATTTTATTGCATTAGCTGAGTCTCAGATTAATAGAGACATACGTCATTGGAAAATGGAAGCACGTTCAAGTGGACAACAAGATGCCGCAGATGAATACATGCAGATACCAGCAGATTGGGTAGAAACAATTAGATTACATTTAACTGGTAATGGCACTTCAGTAGTTAACCTAGTCTCTAGAGATGCAATGGCAGATAAACGTGCCGCACAAGAGAACGCCGCCGGAACACCAAGAATGTACACACACGCAGATGGGCAGTTTCAATTGTATCCAACGCCTGATGCAACAACAGATTTTGAGTTGCTTTATTATCAGAAGCTTGCAGCTTTAAGTAGTAGTAATGCAGATAATTGGCTTTTGCTAGAAGCACCTGATGTATACCTCTATGGAGCGTTATTACATTCAGCACCGTATCTAGCGGAAGACGAAAGAGTAGGAGTATGGGCGCAGATGTATTCAGCAGCTATACAAAGATTAAACCAAGTCTCTGAAGATGCTATGTTTAGCGGTTCAGGGTTAACACTTAAAGTGAGGGGATTAGTATGAGTTTTACGAACTTTTTAGAAACGGAAATTTTAGATCACGTATTTGCTGGTGCAGCTTACACAGCTCCTACAACAAAATATATTGGTTTATTTACCGCAGCACCGGGAGAGACAGGTGGTGGAACAGAGGTATCAGGAAATGCTTATGCAAGACAATCTATGGCATTTGCTACTTCAGGAGATACAACAAGTAATAACGCAGCAGTAGAGTTTCCAACAGCGACTGGCTCATGGGGTACGATTACTCACGTTGGTATTTTTGATGCAGCAACGTCAGGTAACTTAATGGTATATGCTACATTAACTGCAAGTAAAGCAATCG